GCAAAGTCTTGATCCCCTGAAGTTGCAGTTGCATCTGCCCCTTGAGTGAAAACCAAGATATTCCCATCTCCCCCTGATGAAGCCCAATCAAAATCTGATCCTGCTACGTCTCCCGTTGCACCCACTGCAAAAGTAGCTGAACCGCTATCTCCTGTATTACTGTAAGTCCAACTGGAACTATTGCCTTGTAGAATGCTCGCTGCCAGAGTATTGCTGCTACCTATCTGGTCTATATCTAACGTCATGGATGTACCACTTACAATGGCTCTAGCTGAAGTAGTACCAACCTTATTGGTGGCTCCAATCTGGTCAATTGTCAAAGTTAGCCCCGTGCCGGTTTGAGTTATATATATGTCGTTATTTCCAGCCCAAGAAATTGCTGAAATAAACAGAATAATTATACTTAGAAGTATCTTCATATCACCCCTCCTCCTTTAGTGTATCATAATTAAAGTCCCAAATTTGTTTTTCTAAACCCTCTATAACCAATCCATAAACCGCAGCTTCTATTGCCTTTCTGGTCGCTACTCCTACAGGTTCATTAAATGTACTGCCTGTTTCGCCTTCTCCTAATTGTGTTCCTAATTCATAGAATCTAAATAAATCAGTTCCTCTCCCTGTGGATAGTATAGTCTTAGAAGCTGTTACATTAATTATTACCTCACCTGTCTGCACTAAGACGGCTCTAAGTATTACTGTAACCTTATCTTCTCTGTATTGATTCCTTATACCTATACCTAAATACCTCGCTCCATTTCCGCCTGTTCTTAAATTAGTATCGTAAGAGACAATTCCGCCCTCTAAGAGTATTCCTGCATACAGCAAAGGTTTAAGTATATTTTCTCCCTCTCCTGCGTAGGTTTGCCTAGTATTTTTTATTAGCTGTCTTTCTCTAGTTAGCCCATCCAGTCCTGTTCTTTCTACAACCACAAACCAGTTTCCCTTTCCTGCATCTCTTAATGCTTCTATGAGCATGTGTTCTGCCCCTTGAGTTACTGCTGTGCTGAAACTGGCTATATTATCGTTGGACTTTCTTTGCCCTGTTAAATCAGGGAAATCATAAACAGCTACAACTGCTTTATTGTTTGGAATAGGAAGATTTAATAATTGATTGGCTGAAGTGGCGACTATTTGTGGTCCCTGTTCACACGTAAAAGGGAATTTGCATTTGTTGTAATGAGGGTTTAATGCGATAGGAGCGCAACTATTTAACAATATAACAACTAGGACTAAGTACCATTTCATCCGTCACAATCTATCCAACACCCACCAAAACTACCTACGGGAATGACAATCTCTGTCGTTGAAATAAGCACCCCATCAAACCATTCTTCAATGATTAAGGTAATTGTAACTCCATCATTAATCCATTTTAATATGTTACCTTCTAAGTTTATCTCACCTGCTATTGGATTATCTTTTGTGGGTATACCACTATAATTAAACAAAGACTCCGAAATATCTTTAGCTAAAGTTGAGTAAATTCGTGACTCTAAATTGCGAATAAACTTAGCTAACACTGTGTTGTCTGCTTCTCGTTCTGCTTCTTCTAAAACATCTTGTATATCTTCAGCTATTTTTTCTTGTCTGGTTCTTTCCTGTTCATCAATCGTTAAATAATGTGCTGATTGATTTTGTCCATTGAAGGCTGGACTGCCAAACTTATGTACTAATTGATCTGCTTGCAATAAGCCAACCATTAATATAGCAAAGATTATAATTACACACGTACCTAATAATTTGTAATTAGGTTTTTTTATTTGATTTTTTCTTTTGTTCATCTTCTAATCTTTCTCGCATCTCTATTACAGTATCTAATTTTTGTTGCAATCTTATGATGTCATTATCCAATAATCGTATACGATCAATTAAATCTACTACTATGGCGTTGGTTTCGCTTAGTCTGGGTTTTATTTTCTTGGTTACGAAATTCCAGATGTAGTAAATCATGTAGAGCAATCCCACTGTTGCTACTATGGGAAAACCATATTCGCTTAGTAGCTGTGCTATATCCATTAATCTTTCCTAGCATCTTCTTTTCCATCTGCTCTAGCAATCCTTCCTAAATCTGGTCTTATTCCTAGTACCACACACATAGTTGCATCCACCCGAATTAAATCATGACTAATCGTTTTAGTTCTATTATCTAAACCTGAAACAATAATGAAAATACCATTGATCTGACCTACCACACTTTCTAGTATGTATTTAATTGTTAGGAATATAAAAAACCCACAAACTACTGCCATAGCGATAGGGAAACCTACCTCTGCTATTAGTCCAAAGACTTCACTCACTTCTTATCTTCGCCTTTAAATGATTTACTTGCTCCTGATGTACCTGCATACAACCCAAACCAAGCTGCACCTGCGCCTACAATAACTGAAATTAAACCTGATTGTTCAAATGAGGGTGCCTCTAATTCCATAAACCACATCACTGTGTAGTAAAGTAAAACAATATAAACAGTTAAGAAAGCCCTTGGAAATATCCGCCAGCTATCAACAGCTTGCGCTAAGAATATCCACTTTTGATGCGGATTTTTAGTACCTTCATCTTCTAATTCTCTTATCCTGTCTTTTAATCTGGACTGTTCTTGCAACAAGTCCATGAATTTACTCAGGTCGATCTCTACCTCGTTGCGGTCCATATCACCCGCAAATCTATCACGATCATTCATAGTCTCTCCTATAAAATTTCTTAATATTGTTCGTAATTATAGCTTCTTTTTCTATTTTTTTTCCATCCCAATAGTTTGGCTCAAAACTGTTTTGTTTTTTGACTATTTCTGTACCAAAAATATTACTAAGCCAGTTAAAGAAAGATTCTTCAAATCCATCATTAAATTTCCACTTTTTTGTGTTTAAAGAAAAAAACTCATGTTGTGGTCTAAACCAATTATTAGCTTGTGTATTAATGAGCGTATTTATTAATTTAGTAAACTTTTTATAGCTCTTTAAATCTTTTTCTATTTTATTTCCGTATTCATGTAGCAAGAATGAAGAAGCGGAATAAAATCTTTCTACTGGGTCTCTAAATACTCCAAAATGAGGGATATTTTGAATATTAAGGTGTTTTTCGTACAAATCACGATGAAAATGATCTATCTGTGTGCCGTCTATTTCTCCATAAATATTATCTTGCTCACAGACAATTCCATTTAATAACAAATTTTCATTAATAAATCTTCCGGCGGTGCGAGGAACATGGACGAATAAAACTCTTTGCTTTGTTCTCGGATGTAACAAAGTTGGCATTTTAATCTATTAGGTGTTTTAGCTTTTCTCTATTCTCTAAATGTTGTTGTTCTATAGTTCTTTTATTTTGTCCGGTATAAGCTACCCCATAATGTTCTTCAATCATAATCTGATTAACTGACTTGGAGCCATCTTTTTTATACAATTCACCCAAAATACGACCAAATTTTCCTTTGGCATCTTTATGAGTTTTTATAATTAAATCTTTACCGGCTTCTTTAATAAAAGTTTTTAAATACTCTTTAGCTAATAAACCAAATTTTTTTTCGACCTTATCTCTTGTACGTGATTCAGGAGTGTCAATGCCGTATAAACGCACGCGGCTGCTATAAAAAATAGAAAAACCGACATCAATGAGAACATCCACAGTATCGCCATCAACAATTTTGATAGGGCTGCATTTATATTCGTACATTTATTTTTTACCCTTGAGAGGACGTCCACGTTTTTTAGGGGATTTTCCACCTTCCCACGCTTCATTAATGTCCGGGGTAGACTTATCATCCCCTTTATATTGACCTTTCTGATCTCTGGCACGTTTGACAATAGTTGATACACTTTCAACTTTCTTAGGTTTACTTGATTTAGAAGATTTTTTATCATTAGCTACTGCCCATTTTAAGAAATTTACAATTTTTTTCCACATATTATGATTTCTCCGTTATTTAAAAAAACTAGGATAGCACATAAAAAAAGGGAGTCCAAAGACTCCCTTTTGGTTATGATTGAGTAAGAAACGTCATAACCATGCGTTCCTAATAAACTTAAAGCTTACGCACCTGAGCTACCATACACGCAACGATAGTTGCTGTAGCCAAAGCTGTAACGTTCTCTTGCCTTATAACGCATGTTGCCGGTGTCAAAATCACCTTCTAATGCAGTTGTAAGAGGCGCACGTTCAAAATGCTTAAATCCATCTGGGCAGTCAGTTTTAACATACCACGCATCCGTGTCCGTTAAAAAGTGATTGACTACGTATCCATTTGGAAGCATTCCCATGTTACGCATAGCATTGATGTCATTGTCTGATGTAGACGGACGTAGAGGAGTTTCTAACAATCTGTCAGCGATAAATTGCGAATTAGGCGGAACTATAAGTTTCATGCCTTGTAACGCAATAATCATACCTCTGTCATCCGTAAACGCAGCAATGTCAATCATTGCCTGTTCAAGTGAAGTTTCATTTAAGTCTGTATAAGTGCTTGGGCGATTGCTTAATGTTCCAGCATTACCACCTAAAGGGTGGGAACTGTTAATTAAACTTACGCCATCGCCACCAGTATAAGATGACGAAAAAGCGTTGTTAAGAGTAGCTGCTCCTTTAACTTGTTTGGTATGTGCCATCGAACGCGCAAGCGCTTTCGTATAACGTGAACCAAGCCTGTCATAGAGATTATCCTCAACTGCTTCTTCTGTTAGTGCAAATGCTAATGCAATTGTTTGGTGCGTATACCTTGCAGTATAGCCCTCACTTGCATCATCATAATTAACACTGTCACCTTCGTTCTTAACTGGAGCATTCCCAAATCCGATAATGAGAACCTCTTCTTCAAACGCACGATCCGAAGATTCCGTGTCGTAGATTTCTTTGGTTTCATTTTCGTAACGGTCATATTCCATTCCAAATAAGGCGTTAAGACCCGGCTCAAGCTCTTTCGCTAATTGCGCTCTAGAAATTGCTGCCATTTCCTATACTCCTTATGCTAACCCTGTGGTTCCTGCTGAAAACAAGGAATTGTTAATAGTAACGAGAACGTTAGTATTAGCGCTTCCAACATCAGAGTTTTCAGGGTCTTGTGAAATTTCAATAGCCTTTATGGGAAGTGTGGCGGTGGTTGCACCAGTGGTCACGTCTAACTCTAAAGCGCTTCTACCGGAGTAGGCGTCTCCTACGGGGGAACTGTCCACAATATCAAAATTACCAAACAAATCCGCTCTTGGGAACGCGGCGTCTGCTTGAATTTCGCATATTATATTAGGGTCAGTTATCACAAAAGCAGCAATATCACTAGCAGCAGTGCTGGCAGGATATTTGTTGCTCCATGTAGGTTTAGATGTATTAGGATCGGTATAAAAACACCCGTTAAAAACACCCAACACGTAGCCTGAGCCACCCGCTGCGATTCTTTCAACATTACCCGCTGTTACCGCAGCCACTATATCACCTTGATAGATAGCAGTGCCGTAACTAGAAGCAATCGTGAATTTATTTTGTCCACCGGCATAATAATCACCCGACAGTTTACGTACGGGTCTTAACCCGAATGCTCTGTCTTTATTTGCCATATTACATTCCTATTAATATGGTGTTAGCCCTTTTTGGAGCCTCCACCAAAGGTTACTTTACTCTGCCGTTCCGGTTTAAGGATCGGCATACTTGGATGCGATTCCCTCATGAGATCATTGTCAACTGCCTTCATTTGGCTGTCGGCGCGTTCTGTGAAATAAGCATTCCTTTCATCGCGGGTCTCAACGGGAATCTTGGCAAGTAACAAACCTCCAACGGCTACCACTCCTGCATGTTTTCCATCATCCATGGTAGGAAGTTCAAAATCACCTATCTCATCCGATTTAACTAATTCATAGCCTTCACGGGTACGAGACATTACGTTCTTTCGATCTTCTTGTCCCACATATTCCGCCCTAATCCATCTATAATGATAGCCTTCTGGCGGTTCTGGAGTTTCCAACATTTGGGGCGGTGCCCAAGGTTTACGCGCGGTCTCTTCCTCCCGCGTTTCGTCTTCTCTTGACTCAGTTTCTTTGCGTGTTTCTTCTGACATGTGTCACCTCTGCACGAATTTCGCGTATTCTTCTAACGGTACGTTTAGTCTTCTTGCCATATCGACTTCCGACTTTGTTAGACGAACACGTCTATTTTTATGCCCACCTCCAGACGCTCTTGAAACCGGGGCGACAGTCTGGGCTATCGAACTGTCTGTGGTCTCCGTATTTCCTTCACTTGCTTGTGAAAACTTATGAGGGAATTCCGTCCGAATTCTTTTATCTATCTCATCATAATACTCGTTGGTGCTCGGGTCAAACCCTTCTTGCTCAACTAAATTACGATGAATAGAAAAAGCGGTTAAAGTCATAGGCTCGTCTTCACCGAACCATTCGTTTTTTTCTGCCCAATCTTC